AGCCGATTGTATCTTGCCCTTGAATCGTAGGCTTTCCCGAGTCTTAATCCAGCCACAACTCTTACCAATCCATACCTTCAGGCCATCATGCTTCAGTGTCCGGTTGTGAACGTAGAATGAACTACGCGCCTTGCCACGTTTCTTGAACCTGGGATGCCTTGCTTTCTTCTTGAAAAATCGACTGAAGGCAATTCCTAGATTCTTTAGAGGTACATCGGTGACATAGCATGATAGCTCACTAGCCCAGACATGCTCGTCCTTTTTGGCCTCACGAAATGTCTTACCCACCTTGGAGATATTAGGCTTCTCTCCATCCGCGTACATCTTGTTCCACTTCGCCAGTCCCCAATTCCAAGCGTAGCGAGCAGCACCACAAGCTTGGCGAAGATACTCTTCTTGCGCTGGTTTTGGAACGAGCCGAATTTTGTGGGCTAAGATCACGAGGACAATTTCTCCAAGATCAATTCCCGAATAACCTGCGAAAGCGAGCACCGGCGTCTTTTGGCCTCTTGATCAAGCCATGCCTTGAGATCTGCATCAAGATGGATAGTTACAGGTAATTTCCTCATGCCACCACTATGAACCATTTTGGTAGCAGTGTCAAGTCCTTTTTTCATCTTATCCTCCGACTAATCTTCTTTCTTGTGCTCCTTGCCCGTGCGTCTTCTCTTCCCTCCCCCTTTGGGAGGTGTGCAAAGTCGTCTAGATGCTTTTCGATCTCCTTTGCGATCTCCAACTCTCACCTCCTTCCTGCGTCCACTCATCTGTGGCTTTGGTTTGAACTCGATCTCTTTTCCTTCAGTAGTCTCAAACCTGACTTGTATTTCCCTACCGTTATCCAGCCAGTGAGACTGCGGTCCTACGTAGGCAACTCTAATTCGCTTACCATTTGCCACCTTTGAAACAAAACCAGTTGCTGCCGGTTCAAATCTCACCACTATCCTGGGAGGTCCCTCATAGACTTCCCTGACTCTCAGCGTGTAGAAGACTGGATCAACTAGCCTTCCGTCTATAAACACAAGGTGCAATATCGTTTCAGTCCAGGATTTCGACCTTCTTGATCCTGCTTACGTCAACCACTTTCTCTCTGTCGTTATCCAGCTCAAGAGAGTGTAGGTTGCCGACAAGCACGCCATCGAACTCGAAGAGGTCTCTTTCTTCGCCGCTAAGTATGCCTTCGAGGTACACGCCGTCTTTTGTCTCGACCTTGATTTTCTTTCCGAACAGATCTCTCAAATCAATGTTCCACGTCCACTGCGCCATTGCTTTCCTCATCTTTCTCTTTGCAGGTTTGAGAACAGTACAGCTTGCCCTTGATTATCTCAGCTCCACAAACACGGCAGTTGCCGCACTTGAAGAAAGAAATCCTTCCTATCTTACGTAGCTTTTTGAACAAATCCAGTTCGCTTTTGCTCATGTGGCTTTCTTCTGGTTTGAACTTTGCTCTGTTCAGATCAATTAGTGTCATTGGTTGTCATCTGCTTTCTAGGAACCCTAACATGTAATTTTCGATTCCAAAATTCAGCAGCTTGTTGCTCATCAATGAAGAAGTGCAAATGCCTTTTGTGAATGAGTAAGACTTTCTCCTCGCTAGTGTCCTTCTTTCGATTTCTCACAGCACGAGTCTCGTAAGCATCCAGCATGCTTGCCCCAGTGAGAACCACATAATCTTTGGGGTTGCCACGACGCTTTTTGAGCTTCATCAGCTCTCGAATTACTTGCTCGTTTCGAGTGCCAGAACGCTTTTTCCTTGCCATGGTCTGTCAAGCCTTTCCACGTTCACGAAGAGTGTTCCTTCTTCTGACTTCTCCTTGATGTACTCAATGCAGTTCTTTCCTTTTGGTATCAACCCACTATTTCTCCAGTCTGCGAAAACTGCTTGCTCCCAGAATGCTGTCATCTCTGTTCTGCTTACCCACCTAGACAACCCTGGTAGGATCTCAAGCCCTACCTTCTTGCTCCACTTGATGCGTGGTATGTGGTTTAGCTCATTCATATTTCAAAACGCCAACACTTCTTGCGAGCACCGACGTGCTGCGATTTCACAATACCTTTCCTCTATTTCGATTCCGATTGCTTGCCTTCCGAGATCCTTTGCGGCTCGCAGGGTAGTCCCAGATCCCATGAATGGATCGAGGATTACATCATCGGGATCCGTAAAGTCGGTAATGAATGAAGTGTAAAGCTTCAGAGGTTTTTCGGTTGGATGTCCTGTGCCCCGGGCTACCGGAACTTGCCAGAAAGCATGTCTCCCTCCACCGTTCCATCGCTTCTTTCCTTCTCTATGGCAAATAGCAACCCCTTCCCATCCCGTGCCCGGTCGGTCCCCTGTGAATTGTGGTGCCCCGCCCGGTTTACGCCAGATACCAAATCTAATAAGAACTCCTGAGCGGTGTAGGGCCTCCATGTAATGCCATTCGCAAGTAAAGACGCACCAACGAGATGCTTTCTTGACCCATGACACAGCAAGAGAAACGCATTGTTCTTCCGACAGGCCCGAGAACCCTAAAGCCTGTCGCGAGATCACGGAGGAAGAATGTTTTTGGTGTGTGTGCTCTTGACTATATGGTGGATCTGTGATCACATGGTCGACCATTCCAAGTTCGGGAAGGATTTCCCAACAATCCCCGTGGATGATCTGTATGCCAGACTGATCGTAATAAAGCTTCATTCTCAAATCCTCACTTGCTTGCTTAGTTTGTTGCTGAATACGATCTGTGCAGCCAACTCTCGTAACTCCTTCACCTTCAAAGGCCAACACTTCTCACAGAAATGTCTAGCTCCACTTGCGCCTAGATACTTCTCTGCTTGCTCGTTGGTCATGTTTTTTCTTTCTTCTGGAAGCCCCCTCTGCACACAAGCTACAGATTGAACTCTTCATGTACCAAGGTCCTGGTTCTCCTAGCACGTAGTCTGAATTGCTTACTGTTATAATTAACCTTCTTTCCATTCCTTGAGTCCTGCTAAAGTTGAAAACACTGGAATACCCTGAAGCTGAGCTAGTTCAACTTCCTCCTGCGTTCCAAAAGAGTTCTTCCAATCAGGCATCAAGAAAACACCATCACACCTTACCAACAATTCCTTATATCCTCTCAAAAATACACCATCTGGCGCAGCATCTTGGAAAAACCTTGAATTGGTATGCGGACAGACAGCAACACAACCAAATCTCCAAATCTCAAGAGCACACGCTTCTGCTCTTCTGACATTCTGCTCAATCTCCCAAATTGTACCAGCTCTGAATGGACCAGCAATGAAAACAATCTTCATCGCGAACCCCCACTCTTACTAAACATCTCACGTTGAGACAAAGCGTTCTCCAAATTCAAACATGCCTGCTTCCAGTAGCTTTCTTTTAGCTCAGCCCCTAGAAATGTTCTTCTCTCCCGCAAGGCAACAAACCCCTCTGAACCAATACCTGCAAACGGCGAAAACACCAACTCACCTGGGTTGGTCCACAGATGTATGGAACGCCTTATTACCTCAAGTTGAAGAGGAGCAATGTGTCGTTCGTCTTTCTCACTTCTTGCGCTAAAATACTGTAAGGTGTCCGATGGATTGATGTCTGCCCAAACAGGAGACGCCCATCTTTGCCATTGCTCAACAGGAAACTCCTCATTCGTGTGTGTTACTCTGCAAGTATTCTCACCCGGTTTGCGCATCGTAACCAAGTAGTCGGGTATTCCCTGCCGACTCATACAGGAATCTTTCTTGATCTGTTTATGCAACAAACCTAGAGCTTTGGTACGTTGCATCTGAGTTACAGGATCTTTCCAGATACACACCTCAGAGTGGAAGATCCAACCACACTTCGTAAATACACGGATCAACTCGCCACGAAAATCAATCAATCCTATCACTCCATCTCTCTCTTTGAGCAAAGGAATCTGCATACAATGAAATGACAGTTCCCGACCCGTCCTAGTAACTCGAAGCAGATCAGGTGCAAGATAGGAGAAGTGCTCCAAGAACTCTTCCAAACCTTTGCTGTTACCAAAATCTCTCTCACTATCACTGTAAGTATAAAGTGAAGCAAACGGAGGCGAGAAAATAGTAAAGTCCACAGTCTCATCTTCCATCTCTTTGACTACATCAACACTGTCTGCTAGGTGCATTGTCCAACCTTCGCCTGACACCGTATTTCTCTTGTACCTGCTTTTCTCCCTTGTGATAGGCTTGCCCAACATCTTCTTACTTTCGATACTCATACACTCGACCATCCTTTCTGCCATAATCTCTGCATCTGCCTGCTTTCTTTTTATGTTCTCCAACACAGCCGATTCTATATCGGTTGTCACAACTAAAACCTCAACAGGACTTAACTGTCCAAATCTCCAACAACGCCTCACTGCCTGGTAAAACTGCTCGAATGAATGACTCAATCCAACAAAGGCCATGTTGTGGCAGTGCTGCCAGTTGAGTCCATGCCCAGCGATCTTTGGCTTTGTTACCATTACTCTAATCTTGCCCCGTGTGAAGTCGATCAGCTTGCGTTCCTTATCCTCATTTGAATCCCTCCCTGCAACCTGTTCTGAATCAGAAATGAGCTTGTGTAGCTCATCCCCTTCATCGTTTAGCTCACACCACACTACCCACGGTTCATTAGACGCATTCACGACATCTGCTACCGTATCAACTCTCTGACTCATCGTTTTTCGCCTGACAACCCTTTGCTCCGCAAGAGTTTGAGCTGGAATTGTGAATAACGTATCATCTGTCCGAATGCCTGATTTTAGCAAGATTTCCTGGAAACTCAATTCTGGCAAAACAAAACCATCGTCCTCGTATCCCAAATCAGAAGGCTTCTTCAGCATGACAGCCCAACTTGCAACCCATCTCCAAAAGTCATCTACAGCATGCCCCTTCAATCTCCACTGTGATGTGTTGCCACCGTCATGACAAAAAAACATAGCAAGCATCTCTGCTCTCAACATAGCTCCCATGAATTCGGCGTGATTGCCAAGCTCCATTTGGTCATTCGGTGCAGGTGTTGCGGTGCAAGCCAAGCGGTAAGGTGTACGGGAAAATAGCTGAATTACTTGGTTGCGAATTTTCCCAGAGAATGATTTTATAATGGAGCTTTCATCAAGCACTATTCCTTGGAAACGTTCGGTTTCAAACTTGTGCAACCTTTCATAGTTTGCAACCGTGATCTTAGATGTTACATTTCCATCGAGAGACACAGCAGAATCAATCCCAAATCTCCTTGCCTCTTCAACTGTTTGTTGAGTCACTGCCAGAGGTGCAAGGATAAGCACATCACCCGGTAAGTGATTTGCCCATTCGAGTTGAATCAAAGTTTTCCCAAGGCCACAATCGGCAAAGACAGAAGCCTTACCTAATCGAAGAGCCCATTCAACTATGTCTCGTTGAAAACCAAATAACGCAGGATGAAGTTCAGGGATCTCACTCAAACCAGAAACCACGGCTTTGAGTTTCTTGCCTTGCAAAAACTCTGAATAGCTACCAACCTTATTTCTTCGTATTTTCATATCCACTCCCTCGAAAGCAAAGACAGAGGATACATCTTGGTTACCCTGTTAAATACCTGGACCTCTTTTTCATGCAGTTCAGACATGACCAAATCCCCTCGCCTCAATCTAACTTCTGTCCAGACAAGTTTGGCTATAGCAAACGCATCTGCAAGGTCCTCACTTGTCTGCCGGGTTGGAATGCCCTTTGGGTTTTTCTTTGTCTTCTTTGCTTTCTGCGGATTGAACTCTGAGAAGTCCACTCCCCATCTCTCTTTGACTGCTGCTTCCATCCAAGCCTTGTCTGCATGTCCGTTGTGAGTAGCAAACATCTTAATGCTCAAAGGATCGTGTAAACGTAACTTGACCCCTGCTTCCTTACTTACTATCTTTGCTATTCCTCCAAGCTCACCTATGTAGTGAGCTCCTTGAGCTGCTCCCAGCGCATAGTCTTCAATCCCAAGAAAATGAGGTCTACGGAAACTCACAAGTAAGCCTAAATATCTCTTCCACCAGATCAATCTTTGCACGTTCCACTGTTGGTTATCCTTGACCTTCGGGTCCTTCAATAGCGTTCCTCTTTCTGATTTCTTTGCACTGCCCACAATGTCTGTCACATACC